AAAAACCTCCTGTATATATAATTATATTATCAGAGTAACTTATTTATACTAGTATATAACATTACAAGTTCTTAAATTTTCTAGAGTTATATCAGTTCCATAACCCCGATATTAGGTTGGAAAAATATAACATAATTATCAACCTGTGTGCATACACCATATTTATTTGTGTAGTATGTTAGACTGTCATTTAAAAACTCTTCGGTAACTCCGAGATATTCTGCCGTTTCAAACAGGTTTTGACAGTTGTGTAAATATGCATCGATGATACCACGCAGACCGACCTGGTTGTTGTATGCCCAGATTCTACCGCGTAATTCCTGCTTGCGGTTTTCGGCACTTGACTGGTCAATGATATCGCCGACAGCAGTATAGTGGTGTCCAAGCTCCTCAGCAAGGACACATTTCTTTTCCGTCTGGGTCAAATCTTTTCTTATGGCTATTCGATTGCCCTTTATGCGCCCCTTGTTTGCCCGGAGCGGTTTCTCTTTTGTAACTAAGTTATTGCAATCTGCTTCAATCAGCAGGTCATCGTATGTAGTCAAATTATCACCCCTATTTAAAAATAATATAAGACCTGTCCAATTTTTTGGGCTAGAAGTTTTCATCATCCATAATATCTTCGTCATATGCCTTATCTTCGTCAGATGTATCTTCAATAGCGTGTGCGGCATTGACTTCATAAGCAGAAGTTTCCTTAACTGTCATAGAAACAATATTGTCGGAGTTCTTCTTTTCTGCAATAGAGCGCTCATATTCTTTTTCCAGTGTGAAATCTACCATTTCTTTGCCGTGCTCGTCGAGGTCACGGTATTTTTTTATGTGCTCATATTCTGCCAAAGTGACATCATTTTGCTGAGTTTTTATTTTAACAGAATCTTGAAAAATATAATTAGCATCACAATTTAAACTTTCAATAATTTTAAATAAAATAGGTTCTTTTGGTGAACTAACATCATTTTCATAATTAGAAATAGCACCAACGGTAACTCCCAACATAGAAGCAAACTCATTTCTTGATATTCCATTAAGTTCACGGAGTTCTTTAATTCGGCTTCCAATACTCATTCCAGCACCTACCTTCATATTCTTTTAATAATATGGTATAACAAAAATCTTTGTACGTCAACATAAATGATAAGAAAATTATAAAAATGGTATTGACAAAATAAGAAACTTGTTATATGCTTTGAATTGACAAGAAACTTATCAAAGAAAGGAGGAAAACAAGTTGCTTGATATAGCCGCTTCGAATAGCATTGTTGCGGATAACATCAATCAGATTATTAAAGAAAGAAATCTGAAACAGTCAGCTATAGCTTGTAAGGCTGGGTTCACACCGCAAGAATTTAATGCAATGTTAAAAGGAAGAAGATTGATGAGAGCAGTAGATATCGCCTCGATATTAGATGTTTTAAGCGTCGATGCGAATGAGTTGTTTAAGAAGGGAGATGATTGAGTGAAATATAGAAAAGGAATTAAAATTTCTGAGGCTACAGAGAAGGAACTCCTTCGATATCAGATGGAAAAGATAGCGAAGGAGTCCTGTAGTGAAGATCTTAGTGGAGAATCAACAGCTTTAGCAGAGCTGTATAAATCACTTAAGAACGCTGAAATAGAAGAAACGCTCCAAAGCATTGACAGTACTTTGAAGCGTATTGAGAAGTTGCTTAGTAAAGAAAACTGTATAGAAATTTTTGCCGAAGAAATCACAAATCGGCTTGCGGATTCTTTGGAAAAGGCTATGCCTCGGACTTAAGTTTTTCGTATTCTTCGAGGACAATAGCAGTTGCTTGGACTGATACGGTTGCAAAGGCTTTAGCCATTTTTGTACCCGAATCATCCTTGTCGAATAATTCATTGATTCTACTTAATGAATTGTCAATCAAAAGTTTTTTAAAAGATTCATCCATTAGAAAAATTCTCCTTTCATGATACTCGGACGCGGCAACGTCCTGTAAGGAGATCATACCACAGATGGAGAGGTAAAGAAACTAAAAGCAAAGAGTAACAAAGACAACCAGCACAGCATTAACTAAAGAAGAGGAGGTAATTTTATGGAATATCGCAGAGTGATTCAGGAGTTCCCGAACGGTACAAACATCAATCTGATCCCGATCCTGACGCCGGAAGAGGAAAAAGCAAGACATCAGCGTTTAAATGATGCGGCTGTGGAGTTGTTACGTGCACAGGAGAGGGCACATAAGGAAAAGCAAATGAAAACCGCCACATGAGGTGTGGCTTGGTGGACAAGCAGGAAGAAGGAGAAACCAATGCAGATAAAGGTTAGAAATCAGACGACCCTTACAGATTACTCGGCATTGATGCGTGCGGCATTATATCTGGGCGGGTGCATAACAGATGCACAAGAGGGTGGATTTCACTTTGAAGTTACAAGATGTGAAGCCGGGACTGTGGTAAAGATCACAGAAAAAGAGCCCGAGGGACTAGCACTCCGACGGACTCAGGTAATTAAAAAATAATCACAAGTGCATTATAGCACGACTTGGAGAAAATGAACATGGATAAGAAGAATATTGTAAAAAAATTTATGAAGGATATGGAACAGCGTCAGAATGAATTTTCAATGGCATTAAGTGACTGTATAGGAGCAGTTGATGCAGCAGATGCGGCAATCAAAGTCGTGGTGATGGAGCAATATTGTGAGATCTTAAAAGCTCAGGAACCGGAAAATTTTGATCCTACGCTGTATCAGATCTTAAAGAGAATATCCCAAAAGGGTTCCGGAGAACTGGTGATCGGCACAGAGGAAGAAGTTGCAGAGAGCATGAAAAAGACAAAAGAACGCTATAAGGACAAGCCAGACGATTTAGACGAGATAGAAAAGATGATATCCGGAATGGTGACAGATATTTTTGGATGTCTTAGGAAGGAGAGCTAATGCGTAAAAAGCATTTTGGAACTGTCCATCCAGTTTTAATAATTGTCATATGCATAATCACATTAAATATACACCCGGCAGCAGTTGTTGGACAGCCTGCTTCGGGTGTATTTGAAAAAATAGCGCTAGTTGCACCGGTGCAACAGTATTTCGCAGATATAGAAAAAGAAAGAGAGGAAAAAAGATGGCTTCATTAGAGTTAACGAAGGATGAAATATTAATACTGCAGGACATAGTGGTACATGCTCCGTGGTATGCCTATGAGTGGCAGCAGGAAATCCTTGACGATGTGAGAAAGAAAGTAAACAGTGCGTATGAGAAACCGAAGATGCAGAAGGCGGAATTTGATAAGCGCATCGAGGAGATGAGACAGCGCTGGGAAAATAAAGGACTTGCCACATCCATGATGACAGCAAAGGAAAATGAATTGAATTTCTATTATGACGTTGTGACGGAGGAGAAGGATGAAAACACCGGCGCAGATATTCGGCTGGATAGCGGATCGTGCGAACACGTTTGAAGAGACATTTGCTACAGGAAAGTTCGGACAGGCTGCCATGGCTGTGGAGCAGATCTACACAGTCCTGTGCTTTATCGGTATGGAGCAGGAGGCAGAGCAGATCATGACAAAAATCGGATGGAAAAAGGTGGAGAAAGTGTTTGCGGAGGCACGGGTAAATGTTAAACGAGGATCAGATCATAAAAAAGCTGTATGACCAGGCAGAGGTATTTAAAGAACATATGATGAGAAAAGAGTACCTGGAGGCTGTACTTTGCGCTGATCGGGTGTCAATGGCGATCCTGTGCCTGGATGCAGATGAAAGCATCCGAAAAGAGATCTTCGGAGAACGTGATAAAAATAATCCGGTAATCGGACTGATCGATGAACAGCAATACATAAAAGCACTGGACTGGTGCATTTATCATGGATTTTCACAGACAGTACATACGTTCGAAAATGTAATAAAAAAAGAGCATTGAAATGCTGGGGTTCAATGCTCCGGTAGGTGTAATGCACACCATACTTATGACAGGTATAGTGTACCATGCACATGCTGAAAAAGCAAGAGAAAACGGGGAAAAGCCCCGGCTTATTTAACAATCTCAATATATTAAACTTAGCAGATACGGAGCAGAGGCATGGCATACAGGGAAGATGAATATAAGTATGGACCTTTTATAGAACATGAGATTAAGTTCGCAGGACAGTGTGGTGCGAAGGGGGAGAAGAGAGCCAAGAGGAAGAAAGCTACCCCGGAGCAGGTGAAGAAACAAAATCAATACAACAGGGAAAAGAAAATATTGAGGAAGATCCGCTGCAACTTTAAACCGGGTGATCTGTGGCTGACAATGAAATTTCCAAAAGGGACAAGAATGCCAGTGAAAGAGATAAAAGGAGTCCGTAAATCCTTTTTTGATACAGTGAGAAAAAAATATAAAAAGAGAGGACAGGTATTAAAGTTTGTATACAGGATAGAAGTAGGGGAAAGAGGAGGAATCCATTTCCACGTCCTGATGAACAGATTGGATGGGACACCAGGAACAGCAGAGATTGTATCTGAGGTGTGGAATAAGCTGACAGATGGACATGTGAATTACGAACCGGTATACGAAAAAGATTATTTTAAAGAACTGGCAAATTATATCGTAAAAGAACCCACAGAAGAAATCACAGGTCAGTTGACATTGTTCGGGGAAGAGGAAGAAACAAAGATTTTTATTAAATATGACTGTTCAAGAAATTTAGAGATGCCAGAAAAAAAGACACATAAGTATAAGCGCCGGACAGTAAGAAAGCTGATCGAGAATGGCCCGAAACCACAACCGGGTTATTACATAGACCGGGACAGCATCCGGCATGGAGTGAACCCTTACACCGGCATGTCCTATTACTATTACACAGAGATCCGGCTGGAACGGGATGCCGGAGAGATAAGAAGGGAGCGTGAGGACCTATGCGGTCAGTCAGTATATACACCGCCACATCGATAAAAGGCAGATGGGAACGCAACGGCTACGTCGGCTACTGTCTGGAATATTACCCACCGGGCCGGAATCTGCCGGAGGTCAGAAAGCATATTGAGGCGGTCGAACATATGAACGCAAACCGGGCAGAGATGGAGGCTCTGATACGGGCATTTTCCCGTATGAGAGAAAAATGTGAGCTGTCCATTTATACGGATTCAGAATATCTTTTCAACGGATTTGCCGGACGGGAAGATGTGACACGCTGGATTAAGAGTGGATGGACCACAACCAGAGGACAGCCGGTCAAAAATAAGGACAAGTGGCTGGAACTGATCAAAGGGAAGCAGGGGCATTTGTGCAGCTTTTATTTAAAGCAGTCAAATGCTTATACGAAGGAACTAATGGAAGAGATGGAGCGAAGGGAGAAATAAGGGATGTTTGAGAAATTTGGAGAATTTGACAGTGCGGAAGAATTAAACCTCACAGCGGAGGGGCTGAAAACAGAAGGAGATATGGAAAGCCTGCTGATCCTGGCAGAAGAGAACGGGATTGATAAAGAGGATGCTGAAGATTACATGGATGACCGCACAAAGGAACTTGTAACACCGCTCATGGCAGCACTTGGAAAATTAAAAGTAGAGAGCGAAGACTTGGAGTTAAATGGTGTACTAGAGGACTGGAAGGATGCCATTGTTGATATGTGCACAGAGGATAAAACTATACAGCACGCTGTCTGCAAAAAAGGTAAAAAACTCCGGGATTGTCTTGCGATAATGTTGAGATTTGCGTTTGAAAATAAGGTACAGGTAAGTGAAAAGATAGTCAAAGCTACAAAAGTGATGCATAACGGAAAAGAAGAGCCGATGAGAGGACCGGTGTATTTAGGATTTCCAAACAAAACAGATGTTAAGAGAATAGTGAAAGCTTACTACCTGGAGGAAAAACGATGATAGCATACAAAGGATTTAATAAAGACCTTACATGCACAATGGGAAAAGGAAGATTCCAGTACGAGGTAGGGAAGTCCTACAAGGAAGATTCTGCAAAGTGTGCAAGTACGGGATTTCATTGCACAGAAGAGCCTATAGAGGTATTGAGCTGGTATGAGAATGATTCATCGAGATATTGTATCGTGGAGGCGTGTGGAGACATTCACGAAGACGGAGATGACAAAATTTCATGCACAGAAATGAAAATACTGAAAGAAATTACATTGCAGCAGTTGGGAGCGCTAGAGTGTAAATGGATACAGGAACATCCAGAGAGAAAATATAGCATACACGTCAAGAAAGATAGCGCAAGGGCAACGGGGACGGGGATCGTGATTGTAAGAGGGAAGAATCCAAAAGCGGCAGGAGATGAAGGTTCAACGATATTCTTACTTCGAGAAGGCAAGGGAACAAAAGAGATTGAAGAAGTAGGAATTTATCTGATAGACGGCGTGCAATATATGCCTGATACATATTACAGGGTGGACGGGAGAAAATACAGATGCGCAAAGAAGAGTTAAGACGATTACGGGCACTGCCGGCAACAAAAGAAATGATGTTCAAAGGCAGACAATTCCAGGAAATCGAAGAGGAAACATGGTGGAACCACAAAAAAAGAAAAGTAATAATGCCGGAATACGATGTGCTTTTTAGAGTTCAGAATTTGTCAGGATATATAAAAGTGGCAGTATTCCTCCCGGAAGATATGAGGAAGGACATAAAGAATCCAAGATATGAAATATTCTTAAACGTAGAAGGAGAGGAATATATAACACGAGAATTAGACCAGGATGGAAAAGAAGTGCGATGGCTGAGTTCAATGTTAGAGAATTTACCAGAAGTTCCAAGATTTGGATATTGGAGCAATACAAAGTATTTCATCGGGAATGACGGAATGAGAACATTAAACAATTTGAAACTGGAACATGACAGCCAAAAGCCAAGTAGAGGAGGATATCGCCTGCAGAAATGGCAGCAGGAGCAAAAAGATAAAGAAACAAAAAGGAAAGAGGATAAAGAACAAAAGCCATGGGACGAGGATATGGCGCTTATCCCTAAGATTATGCCTGGATTTAAAGAATGGATGCGCAAGGAAGCCGCCGAGCAATATTATATGATATACGAATACGACTCCAGAGGAGCAAAAACGGGGTATTGCTCTAGGTGCAAGAGGGTGGTTCCTATATCAGGTGCAAAACACGGTGAAAAAACAAAGTGTCAGGCGTGTGGGGTTGAATCAATATTTAAGGCATCAGGAAAAATACGGACATTAAGTACAGGAACATATTACGGGGAAGTTATTCAAAAATTTAAAGGCGGAATTGTAATAAGAGGATTTGAACAAAGACAATGGTATAGAAATAGAGACTACAGAGACCCTTATGTAAGAACGAAAGAATACGAAAGAATCATGATATTTGATAATGGTGTAATCAGAAGATATAAGTGGGATTCGTACAAGAATAAATACAATAGATGGATACTAGACAAAGGTTACATGCCAATAGACAAAAGGACATATTACTGGCAGACGAGGATAAAATTGTATAAGAAAAATCTTTCAAGCCTGAAAAGAAACACACTCCTAAAGAGAAGCGCGATTGATTTATGGCCGGATCTTCCTGTATCGACGACCGTGTATATTGCAATGGAACAAGGCAATCCGGCAATAGAGATGTTAGCGAGGATTGGTATGTTCAGACTTGCAAAAGGAATCATGAAAGAGCCTTACGACAAAACTTTGTTAAAACAGAATGAAACAGAGATAGCAAAGATGTTAAAGATTGACCGCAGCAGGCTGAAGAGATTAACTTCCATGGACGCAAATGTCAATATGCTCAGATGGATGCAGCTGGAAAAGGTGGCAAATACAATTTGGCCGGATGAGATGATAAAAGATTTTGGAGAAGCCAATATACTTCCTTCGAGTTTTGGATTCTTGAAAATTAAATTGAGTTTTGTTCAATGTTACAACTACTTGATGAAACAGGCTAAACTCATGGACGAGACGCTACAACAAACTCTTATAACTTGGAGAGACTACCTGTGCATGGCGGAGCAACTGAAAATGAATGTTAAAAATGAACAGATAGCAAAACCTAAGGACGTCAAAAGAGCACACAACGAGGCTATATTAAATAGCCAGAGAGGAAACTTAAAGAAAAAAGCAAAAGCGATCGAAAAAAAGTGGCCAAAGGTAAATGAACAGCTGGCAAAACTTAAAAAATACGAGTTCGCTTTTGGTGAATATGCAATAGTAGCACCGAAAGAGGTTTTAGATATTGTCATCGAAGGAACGGTACTGAATCATTGCGTACACACATGTGATTATTATTTTGAGAGAATACAAAAAGATGAGAGCTATCTATTCTTTCTAAGGAGAAGCTGTCAGCTAGACGTTCCTTGGTACACGTTAGAGGTTGAACCATCTGGAAATATAAGACAAAAAAGAACGACAGGGGATAATCAAAATGCTGACTTCCAAAAAGCAATAAAATTTTTGAAAAAGTGGCAGCAGTATTTTAGAAAACAACTGACAGAAGAGGAAAAACGGCTCGGAGAGAAAGCAAACAAATTGAGGATTGAGAACTACGCAAACCTCAGAAAAAACGGCAATAAGATATGGCATGGAAAGCTGGCGGGACAGCTCCTTGCAGATGTACTGGAACAAGATTTCATGGAGGCAACAGTATAGGAGAACAGGGATGGAACAAATAATTGAATATCAAAAAACATACCAGGAATACAAAGCGGAATTAGATGGAGAACTGCAAAGAACAGCGGAAGGATTCGTAAGAATTGGCTATCTGCTAAAGGTAGCCAGAGATACAAATATTCTGAAAGAAAGCGGATATACAAATGTAACGGAATTTGCCAAGGCAGAATACGGCATTGATAAGACGCAGGTAAGCAGATTTATACATATCAATGATAAATTCGCCGAGAACGGTTATTCAGATCATCTTCTGCCAGAGTATCAGGGATACGGATATGCAAAGCTAACGCTTATGATGCAGTTGCCGGATGCAATCAATGAGGGACTGACGCCTGGTTATTCCAAGGCAGAGATACAGGCAATTAAAGACGAACTGGACGAGGAAAATAAGGTATCGGACATTGAGAGAATGTTAGAACCGATAGGACTGGACAAGGATAAAGAACTTGAGCAGAATACCATCGGTAAAGTTGTTCTACAGCTTGGAGAGGATGAACCGGAACTATTCGTGGAAATGGCAAAGCGGTTTGCAGATGAATACTGGAGTGTCGAGGATGTAAAAGAAGTATTGGCACCGCAGGGAGAAAAAACTTATTCCGTTAGAATTCCGGGAAATGGAAGAATGATGCTCATGCTCAATGATGAGTCAGAATGCCGCATTGTTAATAGCCGAACTGGGGAAAAAGAGCTGATAGGATGGGGAGATATAGGTGCAGCGTGGCTGCAGCTGATGCAGTTAAATAAGGAACCAGAAACAAGATGGACAGAGCTTTATCACAAACCATATCCTAAAAAACAGGAAGTTGCACCGGTGCAACCGAAGAAAGAATCTAAAGTAACGAAAGCTAAGCCGGAACAGAAACCAAAGAAAGAGACGATTAAAGAAAATCCACAGATGCAGCAGAAACAGGAGACTCCTAAGACGCTGCATGACATTGAGCCGGACATCCCAGAACCGTCACCAATCGAACCGGAAGAACAGCCGGAAGATATTAAGACAGATGAGCCGGAGGCGGCCGACGGGCAGCAGTTACCGGGACAGGACAGCATTGAGAACCATCCGGAATACATGCCAGATGAACCGGAAAATGAGGAAAAAGAACTGGAAATCACAGAAAATGAGCAAAAAAGTACAGGAAACATAACAGAAAATACAGAAAGCAGTATGACTGATCACAAAAATATAAACAGAGGATATAAATCGGCGATCACAAATAATCTGAACACTCTGCAGAACCTCTGGAACTCCGGAGATCCGAACAGGATAGAAAAAATGATATCCATTCTGGATGATCTGCACTGGAGGTTGAGGAAGGTTGAGGAAATTGAAGAGGCAGAAAACGAGGAGGACTGACATGCGGTACCGGACCAGAAAAAACATGAAGTTCCAATTCGATGAGGGAACCCGCCGGATCATCTATTACCGCGACGATGAGAGCTGCATCTTCTGTAGACGGCAGTACCACATGGAAAATAAAGATCCGATGCTCTACCGGACAAAGGACATCATGCATTACATAAACAAGTCCCAGGGCGGACTTGGAGTACCGCAGAACGGAGCGGTGGGCTGCCGGTACCACCACATGTTATTGGACAACGGCAGTAAAGGACTCCGGTCAGAGATGATCGTAATATTCAAAGAATACCTGATGCAGCAGTATCCGGACTGGAATGAGGACAAGCTGCGGTATAAGAAATGGGATTTTCCAGATTTTGGTTAATCAATATATCACAGGATACCAGTAAACGCGCGATTCTCCGGCAACCGGTGCCGGAGAGAAAGGAGAAAAATGTGCTCAACAGCAAAGTGTATATAAAAAAGTGTGTTATCTGCGGAAAAACCCATGAATCGATATCAGCAAGAGCACTTACCTGTGGAAAACCGTGTAGAAATGAGTACCACAGAAGAAAAGACAGAGAGAAAAGAAGCACAAAAACATGTAGGAACAGCACTTTAGATGATGTTTTAAGAAAAGCAAGAGAAGCCGGGATGAGCTACGGAAAGTATGTAGCGACGGTAGAGAGGATGGCAAAATGAAAAAGAAGGATGTATTGGAATTAAAAAGAAGATTAACAAAGAATGGCTGCGAATTTTCCCGTATTTGCGGCTGTTATGTAGACGTGGACGGGAACATTGTGACAACGTTCGGAGAGACATTTTTAAACCTGCCGGATGAAGAATTTTATAAATATCTGGACATTGCAAAAGGAATTTTCAAAGGCAAGCTGAAAGATAACATGCTGAATCTGAAACTTTCACACGAGGCAAAGAGAGAAAATGATATGCAGCAGTTTCTGCTGGCCATGAGAGAAACCGGATTAAAAAACGAAGACATGCTGCAGGCGTTCTATGAAAGAGTGATTGACAATTATGATCATGTCGGAGACTACCTGATCCTGCTTTACCGTGATGCCTACGACGTTATAACAAAAACTTCTGATAACAACAAAATAGATGAATCAGAGGACGTCTACGAGTACATGTTATGTGCCATCTGCCCAGTAAATCTGACAGCACCGGGACTGGCATATAGTGAAAGCGAGAATGCTATTGTAAACAGATTCCGTGATAAAGTAGTCGGCGCACCGGATACAGGATTTTTATTCCCGGCGTTCACGGATCGTAAGGAAGACAGAGATGCAGTGCTCTTTTATACGAGAGACGCAAAAGCGCCGCACCGGGAACTTGTACAGGGATTAGGATGCGTCATGCAGACGACAGCGACGGAGCAGAGAGAAATATTAAAGACAGTCATCACGGAGGTGCTCGGAGACAGTGATGAAGGAATCGAGATGTATGAAGATTTCCACCGCGTTCTGGATGAAAAGCTGGAAGAGGAAGCGAAGAAAGAACTGGAACGCACGGAACAGCAGAAGTTAACGCTTGGAATCCTGGAAGAGACACTGGAAAGAGCAGATACACCGCCATCATGTATCGAGAAGATCGTAAAGTCATACCGGAGCGCTTTTGAGGAGACGCCGACGATTGCGGCAGTGATCGACGAAAAGGCAGTCAAGGCAAGCCATAAGAGGGATAGCATCGAGCACATGAAAAAAATGCTGAAAGGTGCTGTAGAAGAGATTAAGATTTTAAACGGCGGAAAAGAGACGGAGTTGACGGAGAAAATACGGGAAGTTACGGGCGTTTAGGAGGAATCCAATGCATAGAGATAATAAAGAACGCAACAGAGCAGTTAAAGAGATGGCAAATCGCCAGACAAGTGTACCTAAGCATCCAGATCCGGATGCACTGAAAAGATTTAGAGAAGTACCGTATCAGTTGCGGTACGGGAAGGAGAAGGAGGATGCTGAATAGAGAAAAATATGCAGCAGACCTGGAAAAGGTGCTTGTTAATGCTTTAGCGGTAAATAAAAACGGAGAAGTGTTGTCATGTGAGCATACAGAGTGTGAAGATTGTATTTTTCAGGAGAAATGCAGCAATGATAATGCAGCCGTCAAAGAATGGTTAAACAGTGAATACGTTGCAATCGTTGATTGGGATAAGATTCGGGTTGCGCTGATGCTGGTGACAGGCAGGAAAAGCGCAAATGCGCCGGAATGGAAAAGGAGAATAGCATGGAGGATAGATATTTGTTCCGCGCAAAGCGGGATGATAATGGTGAGTGGGTAGAAGGATTTTTATTTCTGGTAAATGATGTTCCGTACATCTTGCCACATCACAACACAGGGCAGCCAATACACGGAGATAATTTGTTGAGCGTATCCGCTGAAGTTCAGAAAGATACCATCTGTCGGTGCACCGGATATGAGGGAATCTATGAGAAAGATATATTTCAGCGTGACGATGAAATATATGTTATTGAATGGTGTGATTACTCGCTCAGCTGGGAAGCACAGGCGCTTGGAAGTTCAGAAAGCATCTCTTTAGGCGAATTTGCGCCAGAAGATATCAATGTCATTGGAAACGAGATTGATAATCCGGAACTGTTGGAGTGAATTGTGTCCAAAATGGAAATAGTTGAAAGGAGTAGTTATGACGGAGAATGAAGTACTTGAATATTTAAAAAGCTCAAAAAGAAAAAATGATATGTTGGGAATCCTTCCGGGGTCGGATATTGGAAATACAATCATCAAGGCCTTGGAAGAGTTAAAACAGTACCGCACGATCGGAACAGTGGAAGAATGCCAGAAAGCGATGACTGTAAGAAGAGAGGTACAGGAGATTGTTGATCAACAGCTTATTGCTGGGGAAGACAGTTACGAAGAGATATATGCTTGCTTTTGGGAAATAGTAAAAGTAGTTCAGGCGAATTATTAGACAGGAGGGCAAACGATGGGAAGATTGATTGATGCTGGGCTGTTTTTGGACAACCTAAGCGGAAGGCTTGAAAGCATGAAAGATTATGATGCGGTAAAAGATGTGATTAACAATATGCCAACCGCCTATGACCCGGACAAGGTTGTGGAGCAGTTGGAGGATATGAAATCTACTTATCGAAGGCTGCGTGACCTTAAAGATAAGGATTATTTGAAATATGGATACATAATAGAGACTTTGATAGATGCAATAGAGATCGTGAAGGATGACGGAGGGGATGAAATGATTGAGAAATCAATGCCTGCAACAAAGAATGTGCCAAAGGAAAGAGATACAATGAGTTGTAAAAAAGCAGAGAGGTACGGATATGTAAAAGCGATTTGTGAAACCGATAAAGGATTATTCAACCGTAAAGTTGAAGAATGGATTAACCTTACAGATGGAGTGATATTAGACGCAAGTTGCGGAATAATAGATGGAAAAACAGTATTCCAGGCAGTAATAGGGGGATTAAGAAAGTAAACATGACAGATAAGGGAGGTCATAGAACATGAAACAGCCAAGCAAACCAACAAGAGCACAAAAAGAAATTATATCAAATAACAACCTGGTACCGGATCACTGGATGGTAATATCGGAGAGCAGGGACACATTAGAAATTGTTAGTCGTAGAAGTGGAAGAAGAAAGGTGCTGACAAAATGATTTTTAAAGTAATCGCATTTATGATTATACTTTCAATATTCAAAGAAATGGATGAAGCAAAAGAAAAGAAAGATTTGTGTGAAATTGTTTACTGGGGCGTGTTAATGACAATATCAATGATACTGATGGTACGGATTTGAGTTTATTGGAGAAAGAAAAAAATATGAAAAATAAAAAAGTGATGATGTGTCCATTTAGAACAGTGACAGAGACGTTTCATCCGTTAATGGCAGGGCAGCCGGAAATCACAAGAACAAATTTTGAACCATGTTTAGAAAAACATGTCATGCATATTGCGTGAAGCATGGAAAGAATGGTGAAAAAGCAGGAAAATGCAGAAGATTAGAATAGTTTTCAAACAGTAGACAACATTACACATGTAAATTATAATTATACAGAAATTACAAATATAATTATAAAGGAGAAAATAACATGCAAAATTTATCAGATCAGGAGAAAAAAGTATTAGAAATCATGAAGGAGTCCAAGCAGCAGTTGACGCCGGAAGAGATCACAGCAGAGATAAAAAAGAGATACGGGCAGGTATGGCCAGTACAGATCACAATAACATTTATGGCGAGATTAGAGAGACTTGGATATACAGACAGACATAAACGCTGACGGATCACATGCAGCAGTACAAGGACGGAGGGCTAAAGTGGAAAAAGAAATACTGGAACAGATTTGTAACAGCCGGGCAAGGATCGAATATTTACAGGAATCCATTGACAGGATAGATAAGAGACGCGACAAATTAATCCGCGAAGGGAATATTGCAGCGGATGTCGTAGCCTGTGGGAAACGAGGCAAGAAATCACTCGGCACCGTTCTTGTACGGGGGACATCTTATGCAGAGGAAGACAGGCTGCGTAGACTACTAAATAAAAGAGAGCAGACACTAAAAAAAGAATATGACAGACTCTTAGAGCAGACAACGGAGGCAGAGGAATACATAGCAGGGATTGACGATATCGAGATAAGGAATATACTGAGCCTGTATTATATCGACAATCTGAACTGGATACAAGTGGCACACAGGATGAATGAACTGTATAGTGGTAGTAGTAGAAAGAAATATACAGATAGTAGCTGCCGTCAGAAACATGACAGGTTTTTGGAAAAAAAATAAAAGAAATTTTCAAAACGGCGGTTTTGGCGGTTTTTCTGTGGTAATATTTAAAATGCGAAAAGCGTCAGTCGAAGTACTGAATCAATCATTCCCTAAAAAGATGGCGATTATGTAAGAAACATGATCGCCATCTTTTTTTGATTTCACAACTTAAGCGGCTCCATGAAATCCAGGGGAGCCGCGACCTCCTTATGAATGGAGTGACAGGATGAACAAAGAAAGATACAGTGATCCAACAGCCGAACAGGCGATTGCGCATGTTATGAAAGAGTGTAGGGAAAAGAAGAAACAGGAAGGTGGAAGCAGTGGCAAGAAGTCCGAACGAAAAGGCAGAGAAAGCCCGGAAGCTGTATAAGGATGGGATGAGGCTGGTCGAGATTGCAGATCAGTTAAAAGTCCCAGCCGGTACAGTCCGAAGATGGAAAAGTACATACCATTGGGATGGCAAACATCAAAGCGAGCGTTCGGAAAAGAAAAGCGAACGTTCGGAAAGTAAAAAGAGCGTTACGAAAAAGGCTGTAGCTGATGAGGTCAAGCAGGTAATACAGAATACTGACTTGACCGATAAGCAACAGCTTTTTTGTATACATTACATTCGCTGCTTCAATGCTACAAAAGCATATAAAAAAGCATATGGCTGCGATTATGCAACGGCTCTGGTGAATGGTTCGCGAATGCTAGGAAATGCTAGGATAAAAGATGAAATCTTGCGGTTAAAGCAGGATCGACTCAACAGGGAGTTCCTAAGTGAGTCTGACATTTTCCAGAAGTACATGGATATTGCCTTTGCTGACGTGACAAACTTTATGGAATTTGGGAATGAAGATGTGGATGTGATCCTGGATACGGGAGAGCGAAAGACCATCACGGTAAGTCATGTCAACATCAAGAATGATGCAGACGTGGACGGAACAATCATTTCCGAAGTCTCAAAAGGTAAGGATGGCATAAAAGTAAAGCTTGCCGACCGGATGAAAGCCCTGCAGTGGCTATCAGATCATATGGATCTTGCTACAGAGAAACAGAGGGCAGAGATTGCATTATTGAAATCGAGAGCAGATGCCGGCAAAGATGATCGGGAGAACAAACTGGATCAATTATTTGAACAGATAGAGGGCGCATTGAGGGATGCTGAGTGATTTGTATACACCAAAACAGCTTGATACATTCCGCTTTGCCGTAAACAATGATTATTTCATGCTGATTAATCACGGTGCAAAGCGTACCGGTAAGACAGTCTTAGATAATGATCTGTTCTTGTATGAACTTCGCCGGATTAAAAAAATAGCGGCCGTGCAGGGGGTGGAGAATCCACAATATATACTGGCAGGTGCTGATCTTGGAGCGCTCAACCGAAATGTGCTGATTGAACTTTCAAACAAATATGGCATTGAGTTTCATTTTGATAAATTCAACCGTTTCAAGCTGTTTGGGGTGCAGGTATGCTGCTTCGGGCACTCCAAGATCAATGATCTGGGTCGCATCCGAGGAATGACAGCATATGGTGCGTACATCAATGAAGGTACGATGGCAAAGCAGGAAGTGTTTGATGAGATCAAGTCCAGATGTTCCGGCAATGGTGCAAGGATGCTGATCGATACCAACCCAGACAACCCCGAACACTGGCTAAAAAAAGATTTCATTGATAAGGCAGATGGCAAAACAATCAAGGCAGTTCAATATCGGCTGGATGATAACACTTTCTTATCAGAGCGCTATAAACAGAACATGAAAGAAACAACACCGTCTGGAATGTTCTATGATCGCAATATTGAGGGAATGTGGGTAATGGGCGAGGGTGCCGTGTATCGGGACTTCAATGCAAAGATCCATTATATCAGCAGAGCAGAACTACAAAAGATCAACTTTGTCAAGTATATTGCAGGGGTTGACTGGGGATATGAACATTTCGGGGCAATCGTGCTGATCGGAAAAGATGATCAGGGCAGTTATTATTTAATCAGAGAAGTTGCTCGTCAGTTTGAGGAAATAGATTTCTGGTTAGAGCAAGCGCAGGCAATCAAAGCCGAGTACGGAAATATTACATTCTATTGTGATTCTGCCCGTCCGGAATATGTAAAGAAGTTCAAGAAAAACGGTTTGCGTGCGGTTAATGCCAATAAAGCTGTACTGAGTGGCATCGAGCGTGTGGCGCAATTGTATAAGCAGAACAAATTACGGATTGTGGATGATGTTGATCGGTTCCGGGATGAAATCTATATGTATGTTTGGAATGAAAAGACTGGGGAGCCGGTAAAACAGTTTGATGATGTACAGGATGCAATCCGGTATGCAATTTACACGGATGAAAATCGCGGCGGCGTAAGTATTTTGAAATGAGGGATAAATGAAAAACGGACGGTTACACAAGGTTTAACCAAGGAAATTGGATTAAATTTGGTAAAATCTGCAGGCGGCACATATTGAGCGGCGGTGCGTCAAAAGTTGAAAAAAACCTTTATTCATTATATAATACGAATGGAGGAAATAGATATGGGTGATAATAGTTGGTCTACTTATGAGGCAAATTTACAAGCATACAGAAGCAATTTCTTATCTTCACAGTCAATAATGCTTGCTGTTGGAGCGATTATTATTGATAAAAGTAAAATTGCAACGATATTAATTGCTGTAATTGCAGTTTTTCAGATTATATATGTATGGTTGCCGGTGATATATTATCGTTTTTTACTTGTAGATTTCCACAAGTATTGTCTTGGTGATAGATTTGATGTTAATGGCGATTTTGTAGAAAAAGAGAATAGTGAACCATTAACAGAATTGATTTATTGTAAGAATAAAAAAATAAGACAAAAGGTAAATGAATATCTTTCAAGAGAAATAAGTAGAGAAAGACCATTTGGTAACTGGAGAGAGACCAGGAGGAAGATTGATATTGTAATACCGGTAAGCATGATTTCTTTGTGGGGCGTATATATATTGGTTGCATTTGGTATTATATGAAAGCATACATTTATAAAAATAATAAACAACCGTTCTATTACGCTACATATAATGTTGAGAAAAAGGCATATGACCGTGACAACGAAAAAGTGACAGGCTGATAAAAGCCTGTCACTTTTTGTGGGAGAAATTAAATGGACATTAAAACAATGAAACAACTGATAAAAAAATATGAACCCGGTCACGCCGCGTTTGTGACGCGTGCAGCAGTGGCAGAGCGGTATTATCGCAACGAGACTGATATCCTGTTCCGGGACAAACCAAAAGACAAGGAAAAAGAAGAACCGGACAATCCACTGCGCAACGCAGACAACCGGATTCCTCGGAACTTTCATGGTCTGATCGTGAACCAGAAAGCATCCTATGCGTTTACTGCACCGCCGCTGTTTGATGTTGGAAATACTGCCGCAAATAAACAAATCACAAAGGCTCTGGGGGATGAATATGCGAAAAACTGCATGGAGCTATGTGTAAATGCTGCCAATACCTCAATCGGCTGGGTGCATTACTGGCAGGGCGATAGTGGTTTTGAATGGGCAGTTGTTCCATCAGAACAGGTCATCCCGGTATTTGACCGGAGTTTAAAGCGTAGGCTGATCGGAGCAATGCGGGTATATCCGGACATCGACGATGCAACTGGAGACAATTATACCGTGTATGAATACTGGACGAATACAGAGTGCCAGGCATTCCGGCGAAGGGCGGGAGAGACACTTGATCTGCTGACATACTATGAAATGTTTGTTGATCCTGCTACCAGTGACATGACCGCCGATTATCGCCATGATTTTGAGGAAGTGCCATTTATTCCATTTTACAACAACAATATACATACAGATGATCTGCGAAACATAAAACCGCTGATAGACGTATATGACAAGGTCTACAGCGGTTTTATTAATGATTTGGATGATATACAGGAATTGATCTTTGTGTTATCCGGATACGGCGGCGAGGATCTGAACAGTTTTCTTTCTGATTTGAAAAAATACAAGACCATCAAGGTAGATGGGGATGAGGGCGGTGCAGTGTCAACTCTCAATATTGAGATTCCAATTGAAGCCAGAAACAGTGTGTTAGAAGCCACTAGAAAGGCAATCTTTGAACAGGGGCAGGGATTTGATCCACAGCCGGAGAACTTCGGAAACCAGTCGGGCGAAGCACTGAAATTCATGTATTCACTTCTGGAGATGAAAACCGGACTAATGGAGACAGAATTTAAACTTGGTTTTGCGCGCCTTGTCCGGGCAATCTGCAGGAGCCTTGGCATCCAGTGCGACACTATTATACAGACATGGACCCGTACCCGTATCAAGAATGATACGGAGCAGGCACAGATCTGCAAGGATTCGGTGGGTATCGTCAGTAAAAAAACGATTCTGAAAGCACATCCGCTTGTAGAAGATGCAGATGCGGAAATAAAACAGTTAGAAAAAGAAGAGAAAGAAGCGCAGGAGAAAGCAGATACTTACGTTGGTGCTTTTAATGCAAAGGGAAAGGAGACAGGCAGTGGGACGGACAGTGATGATTCTGGGAACGGAGTATCGGATAGAGATACACAAGTGGTCAGAGGACAGTGAATTAAGTAAAAATTCATGGGCTGGTTATTGTTGTTGCGACCTTCCACTGATTGTTATTGCAGATTTGGATGATGAAGAACATTTTCACTTTGATAACGAAGAGGAAAAGGATGTTTATTTCAAGAGTAGTCTGCGCCATGAAATTATTCATGCGTTTTTGAATGAAAGCGGCTTGAAAGATAACTTTGAGCACGTTCCGCGTATGGGACACGAGGAAACAATGGTTGATTGGATTACAAATCAGTTTCCGAAAATCGCAGACGTATACGAGAAACTTGGGATTTTGTGAAATGAGGTGATTGCATGTCTGAACGGACAAGTGCATACTGGCAGGAACGGTTTAAGCAGATGGAAGATGCACAGCATGATACTTCCGTTCAGAAAGTGCAGGAGATCCAGGAACAATTTGACCGGTCGCTTGCTGCAATCAACGGAAAGATCAATGCATGGTATCAACGCCTGGCAGATAACAACGGCATTTCCATGCAGGAAGCGCGAAAACTGCTTAATGCACGCGAATTGAAGGAATTTCAGTGGAATGTGGATGATTACATCAAATATGGCAAAGAAAATAAGATCAGCGGAGCGTGGGAAAAAGAACTTGAAAACGCGTCTGCGAGGGTGCATATCGGCAGACTGGAAGCCTTAAAGATTGAAATACAGCAGGAGGCAGAAAAACTGTATGGAAACTGTATTGACGAGATAGATCAGCATATCAGGAATACATATACCTCTGATTTTTATCATACTGCATATGAAATTCAAAAAGGTGTCAGTGTGGGAACAACTTTAAAACAACTGGATACGCGAACCGTTGAGATGATCGTATGCAAACCGTGGGCGGTGGATGGAAAGAACTTCTCGGACCGCCTGTGGGAGAACAAGACAAAGCTGATCAATAATTTACACAACAGCCTGTCGCGTATGTGCATTACCGGGGAAGCGCCGGATCGAGCCATAGCAGAGATATCAAAACAGATGAAGGTATCCAGAGCACAGGCGGGCAGAGTGGTCATGACGGAATCAGCAGCAGTTGCAAATAAGGCAAGACAAGACTGTATGAAAGAACTGGATGTAGAGCAGTTTGAGGTTGTAGAGACATTAGACAGCCATACATGTGAGTTTTGCGGATCAATGGATGGTAAGCATTTCCCGATGTCGGAGTTTCAGATCGGTGTGACTGCACCGCCGTTCCATCCAAACTGTCGCGGATGTACATGTCCATATTTCGGGGATGAATTTGACAGTGTAGGAGAGCGTGCAGCCAGGGGCGAGGATGGAAAGACCTATTATGTACCGGCAGATACGACGTATGAGGAGTGGAAGAAATCGTTTGTGGATGGTGATGCAGAAGCAAGGGATAGATTTGGACTTATCACGAACAATAATAAGAGCAATCCGGAATGTTATGATTTTAAGGGAAAAGACTTAGAAACAGTTGAACGGGAAATAAGTCAGAATGATTATGAAACAGCTGTTATATTTGAGGATGGAAAAGCAATCAGTTGTCAATTAGGCAATAAAGATACTGTAAAATTTACAAGACATCAGTTAAAATTGATGAAGGGAAAAGATGTCACTCATAACCATCCTTTGAGTACACCGCCGTCACCAGAAGATCTGTATCTGTTAGTAGACCATAAAGCCAAAAGCTTTAGAACTTGTGGGAAAAACGGTACATATGTGTTAGAATATAATGAAAATATACAGCAACTTCCAAAAAGTGATAAATTTAGTGATGATTATAACCGGCTGTTATATCAGTTAAGACCTAAAATAATCGAGCAATATTATAACGGACATAATGAACAGGAAGTACTTGTGAAACTGGGCGAAGAAATATGGGATGAATTATACAAATTATATGGAGTAAAGCCTAGATTCGAGAGGAGATGAATTGAATGTCGCGAGAAATAGATAGATATCAATTGAAATCTTTATTTCCCATTTGCCAAGACTGTAATAAAATTAAATTTGATGGAATTCCGTATTCGTGTAAAGCATATCCAAAGAAAAACGGAATACCGCCGGAAATCTGGAATGGGAAAAATGCAACCTGTCCATATTTTGAAGAAAAGAAATAGGTGGTAATATGAAATAATTAGAAGGAGCGAAAACATGGCAAAAGATGATTATTTTGTAATCGCATACAGAATTATGACATATTTGTATGTATGCTTAAAGGCTGGGGAGCAGCCGGATTTTAATATCATTCGTGCTGACGCGTTAGATATCAGCCAGAATTACTGGGAATATATCATAAGGCATCTTTATGAGGATGGATATATCGAGGGTGTTTCATTAATTCGCATGACAGGAAGAAGTACACCGGGAATCAAGCTGAATATGGATTTTATGATTACACCATTGGGAATTGATTTCCTTCAAAACAACTCAGCTATGAGCAGGGCGAAGGAATTCCTGAAAACATTAAAAGAGACAATTCCAGGATTGTAACAAATGCGACTGGAGGTAATAAAATGAAAACACTGATAAAAACATTGGATATCCAAAACGCATCGCTAACCGTGATCACAGGAGGCAGACGGCTTCCGCTTGCACAGTTTACCGGAAAAATCGAGATCACAGAACACCAGAGCATGACACCTGTCCTTGGCAGAATGTGCAAAGGAGAAAAGAAAATCTATGCATCCTTTATTTTATGTCAGGATATTGAATATCAGGCAGACGATGAATTTCATACTGGAAAAGTATATGAGGCAGTCGGGGATGTGCAGGGTGAGCACTCTTGCGAAAGGCTTATTTTCTCAGGACTTCGGTTTGAAGATATGGATCCTATGAATGGAACCGTAACACTTGAAGTAATCGATCTGGAACTGATCCGGAAAATGCTTGAGATGTAGAATTGTAAACACCACCAGCCAATAAAGGTTAGGTGGTATTTTTATACCAAAAACCCAAAGTTGCACCGGTGCAACCACATAACACAAAACGATGGAAACAGGATTGTGAGCCGCAGTCCTGTTTTTATATTGTCCGAAGCCTTATGACATGAAAACTGCCGGCAGAATCCCGTATCAGGGAAATAATGATAAGCGTGGCTGCAAATAAAGCCAGAAAGGAAGTAACCCATGAAGTTAGAGGAATTGTTAGAAGAAGAACTGTATAAGCAGGTCAAAGAGAAGATTGATGCTGCAAATGCGAATGAACCAGACAAACTGAAGCATATCAGGTATGCAGATCTGTCAGAAGGCGAGTATGTCAGCAAAGGAAAATATGACACCGCCGTTGCAGAAAAAGAGAATCTTGCCGGTCAGGTCAAAACACTTAATACTACGATTAATGATCTGAAAAAGAACAACGCAGACAATGAGACATTGCAGAACACGATCACTGACCTGCAGACAAAGCTGAAAGATCAGCAGACTGCCAACGAGCAGATCTCAAAGACCTATGCGTTAAAAGATTCCCTCACAAAGCAGGGCGTGCTTGATCCGGATTACCTGATCTACAAAGCCGGAGGACTGGACAAGTTTACTTTTGACAAAGAAGGAAAGCCGGTCGGTGTGGAGGATGCCGTAAAACCATACAAGGAAGATCAGGCAATGGCGCATCTGTTCAAACAGGAGCAGTCAAAACCGCAGTATCATCCACAGGGCGGCACTGGTGGCACAGGAACTGCAAACCCATTTGCAAAAGAGACGTTTAATCTGACCAAACAGGGTGAACTTTTAAAATCCAACCCGGAGCAGGCGAAAGCGATGGCAGCCGCCGCAGGGGTAACCATTTAGAAAGAGGGGTAACTATTTATGGCAATTACAAAAATTGCAGACGTGATCGTACCGGAACTGTTTAACCGGTATGTAATTAACAGAACTATGGAGCTGTCCGCGTTTTTCCAGAGCGGGATCGTGGTAAACAGCCCGGAATTTGATGCACTGGCATCTGAGGCGGCAAGGACACACAACATGCCGTTCTTCGAGGATTTACAGGGAGAATCCGAACCGACGCTGGAGGATGTAAAGATGACACCGGCAAAGATCGGTTCCAACAAAGATGTATCCACCACAATTCTCCGTCAGAAAATGTGGGCTGCTACAAATCTTTCCGCAGCATTAGCAGGTGCAGACCCGATGAAAGCAATCGGTGATCTGGTGGCACAGTACTGGGCGCGCGATATGCAGAAGGAATTGATTGCGATTCTTGCGGGCGTATTTGGAACCACCACGGCAGATCCAAGTGGAACACCGAAAGCGGAGACCAGGATGGCAGACCACATTCTTGATCTGACCACAGGAAAAGCAGAGGCTGCAAAGCTGATCAGTGCATCTGCATTTATCGATGCATGTCAGATGCTTGGAGATGCACAGTCGCAGCTTACCGGTGTGGCAATGCACTCTGCTACAAAATCTTATCTGAAAAAGCTGAACCTGATCGAGACAGAACGTGATTCTACGGATGTTGAGTTTGACACCTATCAGGGCAGACGTGTGACCGTAGATGATGGATGCCCGGTTGCTGATGATGTATACACAACATACCTTTTTGGTAATGGAGCAGTTGCTTACGGCAATGGTTCTCCGGTCGGTCATGTTGCTACTGAGGTGGACCGCGACAAACAGACTGGCGGCGGTGTGGATTATCTGATTAACCGTAAAGCGTTTATCCTGCATCCGAGAGGAATTGCGTACACCGGAGCAAAACGTGAGCATGTGGAGACTCCGACGAGAGCAGAGCTTGCAATGGCAGAGAACTGGAATCCGGTATACGAACCGAAACAGCTCCGTATCGTTGCAATTAAGCATAAGATCGGGTAGCCTATGGATCTGGCAAAATTAAAGGCACTTCTTGGGATTGAGGATGATTCCAAGGATGCGGCACTTGAATTTGTCATTGCAGATGTGGATGAGACCATAAAAAACTACTGCCATGTGGACGAAATGCCGGATGGACTGATAAACACCGGCTACCGCATGGCAATGGATCTGTATCGGAATGAGAATATTGGAAGCGAGTCGGCAGCAGTTGGCGCAGTTTCCTCTATCTCTGAGGGGGACACTTCTACCTCATTCCGTCAGTATGTGGATGACAATTTTAAGAGCACAGTGCTGAAAAATTATGAATCCTCATTGAAACGATACAGAAAGGTGGCGTGGAGATGATCGCAGATGCAATCAAACAGATGCAGATAATGGCAAGGAAGGCACAGGAAGAGACATACGATGGAACATGCACTGTAACAGAATTTCAGACAATCAAGGATCCGAGAACAAAGATCACATCAGAAAAGGAAGTGGTTGTATTAGAGGATGAGCCATGCCGCCTGTCATATTCGAATGTCAGTGCAGTAGACCAGACGGAAGCTGCCGCAAAGACGGCACAGGTCACAAAACTGTTTCTGTCCCCGGATACACAGATCAAGTCTGGAAGCAAGATCACAGTCACGCAGGCAGGCATCACACGTGCATATGAATGCAGTGGTGTACCTGCGGTTTATCCGACGCATCAGGAGATTGTGCTTACACTGTCAGAGAGGTATGCATGATGGCAGGAATGGGAAGTTTTAATATCCGGGGACTTACGGAGCTGCAGAGAGAAATGGAAAAATTACAGGACCCGAATGCGTTTGTGGAGGCATGCGCAAAGGAACTGGCAGCAAGACTCTTGCGGTTAGTCGTAAAAAGAACACCCGTCGGGGATTATTCCGGGCAGTCTTATACCTGTGAGACAGGTTTTTCACATAAAGGGAAAAAGGTACGAGGAAAGACAGGGGGGAAGCTTCGGCTTGGATGGACAGGAGGACAACAGGCATCAGCACGGGAATATGCAGATAGTTTACCTGTAAATCAATCCGGGGATGCCTATATCGTTGAGATCGTAAATCCGGTCGAATATGCCAGTTATGTTGAATACGGCCACAGAACCGCAAATCATAAAGGATGGGTCAAAGGACATTTTATGATGAAGATATCCGAACAGGAGTTACAGAACATGGCACCGCGGATCCTTGAACGAAAAATCAGAAAATACCTTGGAGATATCATGAAATGATAAATGAAATTATAGATGCGATCAGCATTGCCTTAGACAGCGAGTTTGGGGATGGTTATGTGGTTCATAAGGAAGAGATAAAGCAGGACTTGAAAGAGCCCTGTTTTTTTGTACAGTTGATCGACCAGAGCATAAGTCCGCTTTGCGGGCATCGGTATCTGCAAAATAATGCATTCTGCATCCAGTACTTTCCGGAATCTAAACTGAGTCCATACGCAGAGTGCAATGATGTAGCAGAACGCATGATGTTTGCTTTAGAGTATGTTACTCCGTTAGATGAGGACAGAGCAATACGTGGAACGAATAAGAACCATGATCTGGTGGACGGTGTATTGAATTTTTTTGTGAATTATAACCGGGTAATATTGAAAAAACCGGTACGTTCTGAGGTGATGGGACAGATTAAAATTCAGTCAGAAATGAAGGGAGAATAATAAAATGGCAAATGCGAGCGGGAAGGTATTAGAAAAGCCGCAGGGAAAAGCGGCACAGAAATTTACAAAAGAACAGCTTCTTGCCTGTGCAAAGTACAGTGCCAGAAAAGATGTAATGGACGCGCTGCTTGATGAAAACAAAAAGTACACAAAAGCAGAAGCGGACACGTTATTAGAAAAATATATGAAAGGAAAGGTGAAATAAATGGCTTTAGGTGGAGGAACATTTACCGCACAGAACAAGGTGCTGCCGGGAACTTATATCAATTTTGTATCGGCGGCATCTGCAAACACGAACCTGTCAGACAGAGGCGTTGCGACAATGCCTTTAGAACTTGACTGGGGCGTGGAAGGGAAAGTCTTTGAGGTGACAAACGAGGATTTCCAGAAAAACAGCATGAAGATTTTTGGTTATGCATTTGACGATCCGAAAATGAAAGGACTGAATGATCTGTTCCTTGGGGCACAGACACTCTATGCATACCGTTTAAATGGTGGCGGTGTAAAGGCCGCAAATACCATGGCAACCGCATTGTACAGCGGAACCCGTGGCAATGATATCCGAATCGCTGTACAGGAAAATGCGGACGATGCAGATAAATTTGACGTTATCACTTACCTTGGCACAGTCAAAGTAGATACGCAGACGGTAAAAACTGCAAAAGAGCTTGTTGCGAATGATTACGTTTCATTTAAAGAGGAAATTGAGCTGGAAGATACAGCAGCCGCACCGCTGACAGGTGGAACAAATGGAACTGTAGACGGAACGGCACATCAGGCATATTTGGATCTGATTGAATCTTATTCTTATAACACCATGGGTGTTGCGGTAACGGATGAGACAACGAAAAAGTTATACGTTGCATTTAACAAACGGCTGCGCGATGAACTTGGAATTAAATTTCAGGTGGTACTCTACAATATTTCCGCAGATCACATGGGTGTTATCAATGTAAAAAATAAGACCACAGATGCGGGATGGAGCGAAGCGAGTCTTGTATACTGGGTTACCGGTGCAGAATGCGGCTGTGCTGTAAATAAATCCTGTCAGAACAAAGTTTACGACGGTTCCTTTACAGCAGATACATCGTATACACAGAATCAGTTAAGAGAGTCTATCAAAAATGGAGAATTTGTCTTGCACAGGGTAAATTCAGATATCCGCGTTCTGGATGACATCAACTCCATGGTAAGCGTGACAGATACGCAGGGAGAACTTTTCAAAGACAATCAGACAGTCCGCGTGATCGATCAGATCGGTAATGATATCGCCGTATTATTCAGTACGAAATATCTCGGTACCATATCGAATGATGCGGCAGGAAGAACGTCTCTCTGGTCTGACATCGTGGCACATCATAGGGAACTTGAAAAAATCAGGGCGATCGAGAACTTCAGCGAAGATGATATTACGATCGCACAGGGAGAATCGAAAAAGTCGGTAGTGATCACAGATCAGGTGACAGTTGTTAATGCGATGAGCAAACTCTATATGACTGTCACGGTAGCGTAGGAAGGAGTGAAGAAAGATGGGAAATACAGCTATTATGGATGCGGGCGATGCCGTTTATGGAAGCCTTGCGGAGTGTTTTATTACGATTGGTAAAAGACGGTACAATTTTATGAATCTGACAGAGTTCGAAAGCAAATGGGATGTTACGATCAGCGATGTCAAGATTTTGGGTAAAGTAGGCATGGGACATAAACCTGCCGGTGGAAAGGGTACATGGAAGGGAACTGCACATTATAATCAGTCAGTGCTCCGCACAATGGCAAACCAGTATCAGAAAACAGGAAACCTGCCTTATTTTGAGATCCAGGTAAGCAACGAGGATCCGTCAAGCAATGCAGGCAGGCAGACGGTGATCCACAGAGGATGCCTCTGCGATTCATTTATTCTTGCAAAGTTCCAGGCAGGTGAGGAGATTCTGGATGAAGATATCTCAGGAACATTTGAGAGCTGGGATCTGCCGGAGAAGTTCAAAGAGTTAGATGGTTTTAAAACAAATTAATGATGTTCCCTTCCTGCATCAGCGGGAGGGGATTTTTAAATGAAAAGGAGAGAAAGATATGTCAGAATTCAGCAGATTTATGAAAGCAAACAAAAAGGTAAAAGCAAATCAGAAGTATGCTCCAACGGCGAGCCTTACAGATACAGACGGAAAGCCGCTTCTCTGGGAATTTCGCCAGATTACATCACGCGAGAATGAGGAACTGCGCAATGCATGTACCGTAGAGGTTCCGGTGACCGGCAAGCCAAACATGTACCGCCCAAGACTGAATACAGAAAAATATCTGTCAAAGATGATGGCAGCAGCCACAGTATATCCGGATCTGTATGATGCAGAATTACAGGATTCCTACGGCGTGAAAACACCGGAAGACTTATTGTATGCAATGGTGGATGGTGCAGGCGAATTTCAGATGTTTGAAGTGTGGATGCAGAAGTTCCAGGGATTTACAGACAGTCTTGATGTCAAGGTGGACGAAGCAAAAAACTGATTGAAGGAGGGGATGGTGAGGCAAACTTTGCTTACTATGCCCTTCTGAAATTACATATTCTGCCATCTGTATTTTTAAATATGGATGAGCAGGAAAAAGCATTTGTGATCGCCGCAATAAAAATCAAGATCGAGAATGATAAGAAAAAAGAGCGGGAATTAAAGAGAAAGATTCATTAGGAAGGAGGCGTGATGTATGGCAGCTATTCAGACAGCGATAGAGCTTAATGACCAGTTTACCAGTGTTTTATATGGCATTATGGATGCGGTCAACCTTGCAACAGCACAGATGTATGATATGCAGCAGGCAATGTCGATGGATATTGATACGAGCAGCCTGGATGGAGCACGCGAGGCGATCGATGAAGCAACAGCATCCTTAATTGCGTTGAACGGTGTGGCACAGCAGCCGGCGCCTGTCATAGATCCGCTTGCGGGAAGTTCTCAACCGGTCCTGCCGGAAATGCAGCCCAATGTGCCGACAGAGCCGGTCGAGATTCCAGTGCATTGGGAAACGGACAGTCTGGATGTGTTTACAGGAACCGGAATAGATCGGTTCGAGCAGGAAGTACAGAGTGCCAATAGCATGTTAGAGCAGTTGAGCAGTACGCAGAATGATATTGCGAGTCAGGCATACAGTACAACGATTTTTCCGCCGGAGATGTTTCAGGATCTCAATTCCATGGCTGTCAGAATCGATTCGATACGGGAACGGATACAGCAGATCGAAAGCAATCCGGTCAATATGGGAACAGATACAGCAAACGCCCAGTTGGAACAGTTGAGATCGCAATTAGACCGGGCAATCCAAGAACAGAATAATCTTAATACCGCCATGCAGAACATGGATGTGTCCGGTGCAAATGCAGCATATCTTCAGTTATCGCAGACAGTGGGTAATACAGAGCGGTATATCCGCGACAATACGGATGAGCAGGGAAGATTCAATCAGGAGATCCAGGAGGGTGTGTCTGGTTCAAACGAACTGGTAAACATGATTAAGCGGGCGGTTGGAGCGTATATCAGTATACAGGGTATAGGAAAAGTTCTTGACATGTCCGATGAATTGACACAGACAACCTCAAGACTGGATCTGATGAATAATTCCTTTAATGAGATCAATGGAACAGCAAATGAGACATCGGAACTTGTTAATATGGTATATGCTGCGGCACAGGATGCGCGTGGATCATTGGATGGCATGGCATCCGTTGTTGCAAGATTCGGTAATAATGCGAAGGATGCATTTGGCAACCCAGAAGAGGTTGTTGCATTTGCAGATTTAGTTCAAAAGCAGATGACGATCGCCGGTGCATCCACACAGGAAGCAGCAAATGCAGAGTTACAGTTATCACAGGCTCTTGGTTCCGGCGTGCTCCGCGGTGATGAGTTAAACAGTATCTTTGAACAAGCACCTAACCTGATCCAGAACATTGCAGACTATCTTGATGTTCCAATCGGTAAGATCAGAGAAATGGCAGCGGATGGGGAACTTTCCGCTGATGTAGTCAAGGCAGCAATCTTTTCTGCTACTGATGACATTAACAGCAAATTCAATGAAATGCCGATGACCTGGGGACAGATCTTGCAGTCCATGCAGAATACTGCAGTTATGGCTTTTCAGCCAGTCCTTCAAAGATTAAATGGAATGGCGAACAGTGATGCTTTTCAGGGATTTGTTGATGGAGCGATAGAAGCGATGGCAACGACAGCAAATATTGTGCTGAATATCTTTGATTTAGTGGGATCTGTAGCTGGATTCGTGGCAGATCATTGGTCAATTATAGAACCTATCATATTAGGAGTTGCGGCGGCTATCGTAATTTATACGGCATTTACAAAAGGGGCAGAGATAGCGTCCAGGGCGGCTTCACTGGCTACAAATGCATGGACAGCGGCTCAAGGCGCATTCAATGCTGTTATGAGCATGAATCCAGTTGGACTTGTAATTATAGCAGTTGTACTGTTGATTGCAATAATTTTTGCCGTATGTAATGCTATTGCAAAAACGGTAGATGTGGCAAATTCGGGTTTTGCGATTATTACAGGAGCAATATTTGTTGTTGGAGCAACTTTTAAAAATCTTGGTTTATCCATAGCCAATATTGTCATTGGTATCGGAAGCGCCATTGTAGCACTTACATCCAACATAAAGACGGCATTTCACAATGCTATTTCTTCTGTTCAATCTTGGTTTTATAATTTGTTATCAACTGCCTGTTCGGTAATTGAAAAGATTGCAGCAGCATTGAACCAGTTACCATTTGTAAGTTTTGACTATTCAGGTATTAGTTCAGCAGCAGATGAATATGCAGCAAAGGCAAGTAAAGCAGCCGGAAATAAAGAAGATTATACCAGTATTTCAAGTGCATTCAATGATGGTTTTACAACTTTTGATACATTTCAGGACGGATGGGCAGCCAATGCTTTCAATGCGGGCGCAGCATGGGGGAATGGTATTTCTGATAAAATATCAAATTTCAGCCTGTCGGATATCTTCGGTAAAACAGATATTCCGAATCCCGATGATTATATATCTGGTTTCAGTGATGCAATCGCAAATTCCGGTGCAGGTGGCAACCTTGACAGTATTGCGGATGATACCAGTGCAATTAAAGATTCTGTGGATATCACGGACGAGGATCTGAAATACCTTAGAGACATTGCAGAGCAGGAAGCAATCAACCGTTTTACGACTGCGGAGATTAAGCTGGATATGACGAACAATAACAACGTGAGCAGTAATGCAGATCTGGATGGTATCGTGGATGGAATGACAACGAAAGTGTTAGAGGCATTAGAAATCGTCCGGGAAGGAGCGTAGGAAATGGCATATAAATTATATCTGGATGGAGTGCTGTTTCCGGTAGCTCCGTCCAAAGTAACAGTAAAAATTAATAATCAGAACGAAACGGTAACTCTGATTAATGAGGGTGAAGCAAATATTTTGAAAGCCGCAGGGTTGTCAGATGTGGAATTTGACCTTTTACTCCCAAATGCAGAATATCCGTTTGCATTATATCCACAGAAGTTTCGGAATGCCAAGTTTTACCTGGATAAGCTGGAAGAATTAAAGGTGCAGAAGAAAAGTTTTCAGTATATCATGACAAGAACATTTCCAAATGAAAAGAAATTGTTTCATACAAACATGACAGTTTCACTTGAGGATTATTCCATTGTGGATGATGCGGGAGAGGGATTTGATACGACTGTTAAGATCAAACTGAAACAGTACCGCGAATTTACCACAAAAACCTGTACTGTGGATATATCACTTCCGAAACCACAGGCGGCAATGCAGCAGGCCAGATCTGCTGGCAACGCACCAACCGGGGGGAGCTATACCGTAGTTTCCGGGGACTGTCTCTGGAAGATCGCGAAGCAATTTTACGGCGATGGTGGAAAGTGGAGTGTGATCTACAATGCCAATAAATCAGTGATCGGCGGAAATCCGAATCTGATATATCCAGGGCAGGTGCTTACGATCCCGGCTGCATAAGACATAGGAGGTGGAAATGTACGAGTTATTAATACAAAACGGCAGCACAGTTTACCTGCCCCCAGTACAGGAAGAAGTAAAAGTGACCACAGAGCGGCAGATTAGTCCCGGTTCCATAGAATTTAGTTTTGTGGATACCGGGATTTCGATTGCGGAAGGAAACCCGGTGCGCTTTAAGGATGGAGAAACAGGTGTGTTTTATGGTTTTATTTTTAAAATCAAGCGCGACAGAAGCAATATTGTAAAAGTAACTGCCTATGACCAGATCCGGTATCTGAAAAACAAAGACACAATGGTATATGAAAACAAAACGGCTGCTGAGGTCGTGATGCAGATTGCTAATAATTTTGGTTTTAATCTCGGCACGATCGTGGATACCATATGGAAGATTGCATCGAGAGTGGAAGATAACGAGTCTCTTATGGATATGATTGGAAATGCACTTGATCTGACATTACAGAATACGGGTGATCTGTACATTCTCCATGATGACGGCGGAAAGTTGAATCTGTCTTTTATCGGTGATATGTATGTGCCTATCGTCATAGATGCAGAGACCGGACAGAATTATGATTATGAATCTTCGATTGATTCAGATACCTACAACCGGATCAAGCTGGTCTTTGACAACGAAAAGACTGGAAAAAGGGACGTATATATTGCACAGGATTCCTCGCACATGAATGACTGGGGAATCTTACAGTATTTTGACACGCTGCAGGATGGAGAAAACGGGCAGGCGAAAGCGGATGCGCTCTTGAAACTTTACAATAAAGCTACAAAGACGTTGACAATTAAGGATGCCTGTGGTGATTCCAGAGTGCGCGGCGGCTCGTTGGTCGTGGTACAGCTTAATTTAGGAGATATGCAGATAAAAAATCTGATGCTCGTAGAAAAATGTGTACACAAATACGGTGAAAGCAAACACACAATGGATTTGACTTTATCAGGAGGTGGTTTCAGTGCATGATGCAAATGATTTCGTGAGGGCGATACAGCAGGTGTCAAACGGAGTCAATGAGGCGGGATATCCGGCGGATGTGATGTCTGGTACAGTGATAGCGGCAGCTCCATTAAAAATTAAAGTTGAGCAGAGGTTTGATATAGCCAGCGCACAGCTTATCGTTCCGGAACATTTAACAGATCGTACCGTGGACATTGAAATAGACGGTGTGAAAAAGGAAATGAAGATTTACAGCGGATTAAAAACAGGTCAGCAGGTTGTGCTGATCCGTCAGCAGGGCGGTCAGAAGTTTTTAGTTGCAGACAGGGTGGTGTGACATGATTCCGGCAGTTAACAGTTTAAAAGAAATCGAGGTAACAGAACAGCCGTCTTTATGTCATCACATGATCCGGGAAACGTGCAATGTTGTAGGCGAATGTGATGGTTTGGAAGCAGTAAAACAGGCAATTTACAATATCCTGAACACAGAGCGGTATCGTTACATTATTTTTTCATGGAACTATGGTGTGGAATTGCAGGATCTGATCGGTAAGCCGATGGATTATGTCATGGTGGAAGTGGAACGGCGGATTACGGAGGCTCTGACACAGGATGACCGGATAGACTCGGTAGATAATTTTGAGTTTGAAGTGCACAGAAAAACGCTGATCGCTAAATTTACCGCGCACACGAAATATGGAAATGCAAAGATTGAGAAGGAGGTGGACGTGTAATGTATGAAGATCAGACATTTGATGTGATTTTACAGCGCATGTTGTCCCGTGTGCCTGAGACAATGGATAAAAGGGAGAGTTCGCCAATCTATGCTGCACTGGCACCGGCAGCAGTGGAACTGACGTCTATGTATATTGCATTTGACTGCATGCTGGCAGAGACATTTGGAGACACGGCATCAAGGGAATATCTGATCCGGTTATGTGCGGATCGTGGTATTACGCCAAAGAAAGCAACTCAGGCAGTACTTGAGTTAGAAACCGATGTGGAGGTTGCGGACGGAAAAAGATTTACTGGCGGGGAAAATACCTATATCGTTACAGCTCCCGGACAGGTCACCTGTGAGCAGATCGGTACGGTCGGAAATGAATATACAGGAGATGTTCTTCCAATCGAATATATTTCCGGTCTCACGACTGCAAAGATCACGAGGGTTTTGATCTATGGAGAAGCGGAAGAAAGTACGGAATCCCTGCGGCAGAGGTATTTTGAATCGTTTGAGGAAAGGGCATTTTCCGGTAATGTAAAAGATTATCGAAACAAAACGCTTGCACTGGCGGGAGTCGGAGCAGTCAAAGTGATACGGACGTGGAATGGTCCAGGAACAGTGAAACTTGTTATTTTAGACAGTGCACATGGAAAAGCTACGGATACATTGATATCTGCAGTCCAGAAAGAGTTTGATCCAAACGGTGATGGCATGGGGGACGGGCTGGCGCCGATCGGGCATGTGGTTACGGTCGAGACGGCGAAAGAGTCAGTGGTAAATATTGCAATGAATATCACCTTTGACAGTGGTTATGGATTGAATGAATGTAAAGCATTGATTGAGGACGCAATGAAAAAGTACATTTTATCGTTGCGGCAGGACTGGGAGAACCTGAATCATCTGATCGTGAGAATTGCGTCACTGGATGCTGCAATCATGGGTGTAAAAGGTGTGCTTGATGTGACGGGAACAACCATCAATGGGGATACAAAAAATCTTGAATTAACAGAATATGAGATCCCGGTCATGGGGGTGGTTGCTTATGGACGATAGATATATCGATCTTAAGGAGCTGCTCCCTTTGTATTTGCAGGAATATAGTGAACTGGCTGAAATTATGGATACGGAAACGCCGGAGTTTCGATTGTTGGAATCCAGGCATAACAGGATGATTGATAACCGGTACATTATATCCTGTGACGAAGAGGGAATTGCCCGATTTGAAAAGATTCTTGGAATGACGCCGAAAAGTGATGATACGCTCGAAGATAGAATCTTCCGGTGTCTGACCAAATGGAATGTGTGTCTGCCGTATAACTATGCTTTCCTTGAAAGAAAATTAAAGGAATTGTGTGGTACAGAGTACGCAATAGACTTTGATATTCCCGGTCAGACAATGATCGTTAAAATCGGTATAGCGCAGAAAAATCAATATGATTCTGTGGTGGATATTTTAGACGAAATCGTGCCATGCAATATTTTGCTTAACACAGAACTGCTTTACAACCAGTACAGGAGCTTAAAACCATATCCGCATATTATACTGGGGCAGTTTACACACTGGGAATTGAGAAACATCAGTATTCCGAAGAATCTGAGTTCGAAGGTAGAAAATATCGCGAATTATACAATGGAAGAATTATCGCGGTTTACAGTGGAACAGGTTGCAGAAATCGGACTGAGAAAGAGAGGATAACATGAAGCTTACAGATATTTTTAAATTTAAGCTGTTTGAAAGAACGGATCCGGTGGATATGGAAACCGTGAATGAGAATTTTGAGAGTGTAGAAAAACTTTTTAAGGGATTGGATCAGGTAGACAACACATCGGATTGTGATAAAAATGTAGCATCAGCTAAAAAAGCGGAATGTGATGGAAATGGAAAGAACATTTCCGAAACATATTTAAAGAAAACGGCAGTCGCCAACAATAACACTACCACGGAAGCAGGGTACGCCCTTGATGCAAGACAGGCAAATCCAAATGTGGATGGCAGTTTGGCGAAACAGATAAGTATGTTAAACAGCGGTTTAAAGAATAAGCATTACATTAGAATTGAAAAAAGTGATTGGTCAGGAACCTTAGGGGACTTCATACCGCTACAGGATTCCACTGAAAAAGTAATTAATCTGATCGCACATAATGAACTTGACGACACCTATCCTGCTGTACGTGTTGGTCGGGCTGATGCAGATCACGATGGTAATGATATTCCGACCACATATTTAAAGAAAGCCGACGCCAAAACCATGTTCAATACCGGATACCGTCAGGTAAGCAGTAACGAATTTGATAAATACTTCTCCGATACATGGAGTTATGCAGGCGCGGACGGATTATCTATTGATTCCGGAACGTGGCTGGTAAATTATTACTGTTGGGTTTCTGAAAGTTCTGCCGTGGATGTTATATCATTAAAAAGTACCGTCGATCAGGCGATTGGAATCACCGCTCCAAATAACGGAAACGGTGGCACGTGGCTGACCATGCATGAAATAATATCCGGCAAGGCAGTTAACAACTTAAAGTTTTTGATAAAAGTGCCAAAAGCGGTGACGTTCGGGCAGATCAGTACAAAGATAACTGCTATAAAACTGTGTTAAATATTAAATATATAAAACGCAGACCTTAATTCTTATTGTCTGATAAGCTTGTGAAAAAACGTAAAATGAATATGGGACGTTATAATAAGTTGCTGAACCGACTATAACACCTATGTTATCTGAACCATTGCCAGCCATGGAGGCATCGTTGTGTGGACCGCCGCAGATAAAACCGCCAAGAATTGTGTGCCCCTGTGCTATTAAATTATCAATTTCAGTGGTTTTTTCGCCGACATATCCCCAATAGGTATATTTTGGGAAAAATGCTTTGCTTTCATTGGTAGTAACGCCTTCGAACTCTATAACAATGGATTTCACCTTGTTTTTTTTAATAATATTATCAACCTCTGTCTGTGTATAATATTTCTTTAAACCGCTGTTTTACGAAAAATAATAAGAAAGAAGGAATTTTTATGAAATTAAAAACCACAAAAAACATTTTAACCATCAACAATATTAATCATGTGGATGGAAAACTGAATATTGAATTTGCAGATAACAAAACCTGCGAAGAACTGCAGGAAGCTTTTTCGAATAAAGAAGAACTTACAGTGTTAAAGGTTTATACTGATGAGGACATGTTGACATCAGTGATTCCGGGGTATGTAGTCTTAGAACAGGTTATTCTGAGGGAAGATGTGAAAATCGTTGTCCTGGAAAAAGAAGTTAATGACACCGAGCAGAGGATCACTGCTGTATCTGAGAGTTTAGCCGAGAATGTAGAAAAAACAGTCAAGAATACAGACAGTATCGAAAAACAGAGAGCAGACATTGATTACATGGCAATGCAGATGGAGGTAAGTTTAGATGAGTAAGAATTATGAAAAAGTAAAAAATTACTATGACAAAGGACTGTGGAATGAGAACCGTGTGCACAATGCGGTAGGTAAGTGGATCACGCTGAAAGAGTATGAGCAGATCACAGGCAAAGTATACACAGAAGAGGAGGATGCCTGATGAGTCAGACAGAAAACTATGGATTTAATATCCCGGAAGAAAATGAGTTCTACGATATGGAACTGGAAAATGAAAATTGGAGAAAGTTAGATGCTGCGCTTAAGGAGATCAGTGATAAGCTGGAGGCAGTAAAGACAACTGAATAATCTAAAGTGCCTAAGAGCCGATTACATGACCATGTGTTGTGTAGCCGGCTCTTTTAAATAACAAGCCTACGGGCAGAAAGAGAGGAAAAGAATAATGAAAGAATTTGACAAAGTAAACATGATTTATGGAGTAATTGCCACAATAGGGGTGGCACTGTTCGGGAAGTACTGGTTCCTGTTTTTTGGATTTCTGGTATTAAATGCGGTTGATTACATTACCGGATACTGCAAGGCGAAGTTCTACAAAAAGAACGAGTCCAGTGCGATCGGTGCAAAAGGAATC